ATTCATATTGCCTCACCACATTTTGCACGACCAGTATCGGGCCGATAGCTTGTCGAGCTTTTTGGTATCACAGCCGTGACGGGCTCGAAATGATTTGCGACGTTTTGGATCGGACTTCTTGATAGTCATGTTCGCATCGCCAAAGCGAACGATCTTTTCTTTACCTTTGTCGCAGGCTTTCACAACAAACTTCTTGCCGCCAGATTTTTGTCGGCGCGGCTTGTTGCATGCCATCTTGTCCTTGTCGATCTTCGGCGCCATCAGAGCGGGCCTCCGTTCTTGATCAAAACAATTTGAAAATAGGAAGAAACATCGTTGTTGTTACCTTTGCCCGTCACGGTTGCCGTTACGCACTGTCCAGCTGTAATTTTAATCGGATACGTGAAATCGTACCAAGCAGTGCCATCGGCAAGAGTGGTAATCGCAGCAGTGTATACAAGGCCATTGGTGTTACGAAGTTTAAGTTTTCCGACAACATATTGACTAGCCGTGGTGGTGCCGGTTGTGAGTTTTCCGGCAACCAAGTAGCCAGTATACCCTTTTGGACATGTCCAATGACCCACAAGAGATGTGTTGTCGCCGGTGCCGATGGCGCTGTACGGTACGGCGGGAACACCAGACGCTACTGCCCCAGTGCCAGAATAAATTGTTCCCGCATTCACACCCCCAGAACCGGCGGTCAAAACTGTCATTGTCTCAATAGCGTCGTATGTGTTGGTCGTGTTAACCGCAGTCTGACCATTAAGGCTAACGACCTCTTCGACGTAGCCTCCGGTTCCGTTAATGCCCAAAATACGGACGGTCCGCGCACCGGTTCCCTCCGCAGTGTCATTTACATTGGACGAACTGATTTTCATAATCGTTGGAGATGTAGGATGCCCCAGCACGGCCCCGGAAATTGGCCAAACAGTAGCCTCCACATTGTTGTCCACGTCTGGGTTGTGACCAAACACGTGGATGACGGAGTGCCCCGGAATCTGACCACGAGACAGCTGAAGCTCAAACGGCTCCGATCCCCCAAGCTGGGATATGGAGCGAATCTCGTAAGTCACTTTGACCCAACCTTCGCAATCAGCGCCTTGATGTCGTCGCGTATCTCAGCAAGCATCGCGTTGGTGTCCTCCCGCGCCGCTTTCGATGCATCTAAATCCTCTTTGCGCTGGTTCCAAAGACGCTTAATCTCTTTCGTGTTTTCCACGCTGCGAGCCTCCAGTCGGATGAGCCAGACTAAAAAGCCGACAAAGCCGAGAAAGATCGGCCAGAATTTAAGGATGTTCTCGGTCATAGGACGCCTCTAGTCGTTCAAGTGTGTATTGCGCCCGCTCGACTTCTGCCGCCCAAGCGTCCGCGATGTGGTTTTCCTGCCAGAAGAATAGCAAGTTTATTCCCTGTCCGATACGCTCCCAGAACACGCTATCCCGCCCGTCGATGTAGGCCCGCGCCGATAGCGTCTGCGCTGTGCTGCCCCCGAACACGATGGCGTTAATCATCCGGCTGAGCAGGCTTACTAGATCGGCGGCTAGGCGGTAAGGGATGTAGGCTATGCGGTTCATGTTTCCTCTCCCCCAAAGCAGATGTACCCGGCTTGCGCGGTTGCCACCCTGTCGCGCCCGTCCGTGTAGTACCCGAGCAGCGGATAGTTGGCCCATTTCAGAGCCACGCCGTTGATCCAAGCGGCCAGCAGGAATGAGCCAATGCAGGTCACGGCACAATCCACCAGCCATTCAAGCCCAAACCCGCGACGGGCTACTCGGCGTCACGCCATAGGCAGCATCAATCGCCTCAACCGCTTCCCGCATCGTGTCGTTCAACAGCCGCAAGTTTACATGCCAGCCGTCAATAGGCGCGGTCTCAGGGTATTCGTTCCCATCATCGTCCGTCAGCGTCTCACCAGTCGGCTCATAGATCACGCCCACAAGGTCGATGGCGTAGTCGTGGGTTGCCGTGACCAGATAGGGGTCGCCCTCAAGCTGCACATGCTTCTCGCCCGTCTCAGGGTCGGTTTCTGTGGTGGTGTCTTGGCGGTAGAACGCAGCGAAGGCGGTTGGCATGTCGGCCTCGGCGTTCAGCTTGATGTAAAAGTCGGTTTTCATGTCGATGCCTCCTCGATGCCTACATCACCAATGTCATCAGCCCAGATGCGGAAAGTCTCAATAGTCCCCATGAAGGTAGGTCCGATTTCAAAGTCCGCAGTGGATAGGTCAGGCAGTGCTGTTGGGGTGGTGTCAGCCGTGAGTGCTGTGCCGTCAACTGCTCCGTTGATGAAGGTAGAGCCGTGGCGGGATGCGATGTTGAACGGGACGTTGATGCCGGGGGAGTAGGAGCCGGGGGGGCTTTCCCCAACAGAATCAGAGACCCCAGATGCGTTTTGCTGAAACAATACAACCCCCTCATTTGTGGAATTTGTATTGACTTGCGCAAAAGTCCTGTTCTGCGTGTTTTCTTGCCAAGACCAAAATTTTAACTGTGCGGTCACACCCTCATCCGCATACGTCAGCGTACCATCCATCTGGATGCTTACTGCGAGGGGGTTGATCTCGCGGACGGAGATGTTGGAAAGTGTCCCATCAAAACCGGAAATAGAAGCAAATTGAAACCCATCCTGCCCTGAAGGAGCCGTATAATAGAAAGTATAGTTTCCATTACCTTTTACACTGTACGTTGCTCCAGTATCTATCTTTGCATTAAGCGTACCTGTGGTTGCGCCACTCACCGTAAAGGAAACAGCATAAACACGCCCGGCTATGAACGGGAAGCCATCAAAGAATAAGAAGTTAGTTCCCGAAGTGCCGTCATGTGTATAGGTGGCATCCCCGTTGTCTGTCCACGATGTAGCGGATGTATCTTGAGCATTGAAGTAAGCTGTGTCAAACAACTCCTCCCCGATAACCACAGGCTCAGGCCACGGCAGGTTAGCCGCAGGGATGGTCAGAACATCCGCAGCACGGGTCACGGCGGAGCCAGAGGTGGGGATGTAGCTGGAGGGAGTGGGGCCGACTTCGAGTTGTGCGGCATAGGCAATGACGGTTTCACCTGAGACTGCACTGTCGGGGCCGATGCTCGGTTTGCACGAAGCGCCGCTAAAATTGGGCGTAAACCTTACAGAAACCTGAATGATGTCAGGTGCAAAAACTCGCTCCGAGATAAGTTCCAAAGAGCCAGCGCCTGTCGCAGTTACGGTAAGACTTCCAAAAGCCCCTTTGATACTGCTTTCAGTTGCGCTAACAGTATCCCGAATTGTGATCTTTAGTCGGCCAGACGTTCCTTGCTTCACAAGGCAGCTAAAGGCGTAAACTGTTCCAGATGTAACATCGACGCTATTGGCCACAGCGAGACGATGGAAATCAGCCCCGTTACTAGAAATTGAAACACCATCGAAAACGCCCAATGCGTTATCTGTTAGGTTTGTCGATGTAGAGCTTATGTCTACCCATCCCGTCCCATTAACAGTTTCTGACCGCACCAACAAATTCGTCCGCGCCTCGCTCTCATGCAGCAAGCCCTCGTTCACCCACGCAGAGCCGTTGTAGACGTGGTGGCCGACGCGGGGTAAATACCGTGCGGCTGATGTGGTGGGGAGGTACGTGTTGCTAGAAGATAGACCACGATAGGACGTAGGAATATCTGCCATGCCGCCAAGGTCGGAGCGGTAGACGTGTGCGCCCCAGAGGTAAAACTGACTTCCATTTGTCGCGCGGGAGTTTGACACCGGGAAAATACGCGCAGTTGTACAGCCAGAAGGAGCAGTAAAAGATACTGTAATTTTTGAGTAGGTGGATGTATTTACATCGGCAATGTATGAAGTAACCGCAACAATATCAGCTTGGTTTGTTTGATCGTATACCCTGTATTTCAACTCATCTGAGTCAACATTTTTAACCCAGAACGAAAAAGTGTAACTTACAGAAGGCAAAACTGTAACATCTTGAGAAATGTCATCACTTAAACCAGAATCTAAAGTTATCAAATCGGCTGTAAAATATCCACTAGGGGCAGTATCCTGATTGGCAAGGACTGTAGGACTTGTTTTGAGCCAAGCCGCATTAGTAAAATCCTCAGAATACCTCAGAAGATTATGCCCAGCCCATTGCAGGGTGCCATCGTCAGCCACTTGGACAGCGTTACCAGTGCGCGTGTGCGTCAGGAGGCTGGCGGCTGTCGATGTTGTCCCATCCGCGCGGTACTTATCCGCCTCGAAGTCGGCAATGGTCTGCGGGGTTTGACCACCGATGGCGTAGGCGGCAAACGGATTGATCAGAGATCCACCGACAATAGACGTATTCAGACCAATCCGCATGATGCCACCTTAGTAGAGAGCCAGTATGTTCGTTGCTGTGGTGTCGGTGCTGTACACCCGAGTCACTTGGATCGGGAGAACAGTGCCAGCTTGCAAACCGGTAAACGTGACCGTGTTGCCAAGCGCCATGTCGACCTTAGCATCACCAGCACCACCAATGTACAACGCACGTGTAGGACGCAACGCGCCGTCGTCAGCAGGTGTGACAGACGCCGCATCATAGGCGGACACCGTAGCGTCCGCCGTGCGATAAGAGGGAGTAGCCATTACTCAGCTTCCTTCTTCTTTTTCGTGGTTTTCTTAGGTTCTGGCTTACGTGCAGCCAACTCCTCCTCAGACGCAGGTTCCCATTTAATTGTCATGGTTCACCTCACGAATCAGAAATGGTTGCGCCAGTATCAGACCGCTTCCAATTGGTGCCGTCAGAAAAAGCAAGGATAGCCGAACCAGCCGCACCGTCAGACACGTAGATCAAGGTGCCTGCACCTGCCGTCGCAGCGGAAGGGGCACCTGCCACATCATATGTCGGAAGTTTAATTGCCCCGGTTACGTCGCCGGTCACATCGCCGGTGAAGCCGTTGGTCGATACGACCGGGCCGGAAAAAGTGCTCGTTCCCATGAGAATCTCCTGTCTTGGGTCATGTCAGACGCACCATGCGCCTGTCAGGGATAGCTAAAAACTACAGGAGATCAGGCAAAAAAGAAAGGGCGCTGTGAAGCGCCCTTTCATCGTACTTGACCAGCTTATGCGGCGCCCGGAGAACCGAACACGCAACGCGGGTCAGAAACGCCAAACGAGAAGCGCTCGCGAGCTTTGAACCGCATGTTGCCAGTATCAAAGTCCCCTTCCATGCCGGTGCTCAGCGGTGTGCGTTCAAAATGAACGAATCCACGCGGAGCGTCCGTCTTAATGAAGAAAGCATCGGGGTCGGTCAGGAAGTCATTGACTACATAACCGTCCGGAAGCATCCCCATGGAGCGGAGAGCGTTGACGTCGTTGTCCGCAGTGCCAACACGCAGGTTGGACACCATCAGACGCTCAGCGACGAACTGGAGTTGGCGAGGAACGATCAGCTTCATGCCGCGAAGGGCAATCTTCAGACCACGCTCATCCACGAAACCAGCGATGCTGATCAGCGCGTCTTCCAACGATGTCTCGTTGAGATCGGCCGCTGTGCTCGGCTCGTTGGCAAAAGAGCCACCGCTTGTCAGCGGGTGGTCCGTTGCGCAAAGCGCCTTACCGTCACCAATAGCCGTTGCACCGCCTGTAAAGGCGTTGTTCAGCACGGCCGCAGCTTTCACCTGCTTGGTGTGGGCCATAGAACGGGCCAACGCGCGGGTGTAACGGCTGCCGAGACGGTCGTACAGGTTGTCTTCGATCGCTTCCTCGGTCAGAGAAAACGCCATAGCGACAGTTTCGTGGTTGTACCGGGCGGTGTACGCTTCGGTCGCTTCGTCGAAGGTGATCGCAGAACCTTCCGACTTCGTCGGTGCAGCACCAAATCCCGAGAGCATAACCTCTTCTTCGAACGCGCGGTCCGAGGATTCGGTTGTGTAGATCTCGGAGTGCTGGTTCTCGTAGCGACCATACTCCATGCCGAACAGGGCGTTGAGACCCGGTTCCAGCTCTTTCGCAAGTTGTGCGCGAGAAATAGCCATAACTCAGACCTCCTTTACACGCCGGTCGTCGAAACAGTGCCGCCAGCAATTGCGCCATTGGCGGAATTGAAGTGGTTGTTCAGACGGACGATGATGCCCACACCAGCTGCGGTGAAGTCGGAGTTCTCAGGATCGTCAAGGACGCCCATGATCCGCATGTTCAGCGTGTTGGTGGTGGCGATTGTATTGAGGTCGAGCGTTGCATCCGACAGACCAGTGGTCGTCGAACCCGTATCGCCATCTGCAAAGTTAGCATTGGCAAAGACAGCGGCACGAACCTCAGCTTCAGTGTTTGCTGCTGCCACGACGTTAGACGTAGCGATAACAAACAGCTGCATTGGGTCGTCATACACGAACGCCTTAACAGGGAAGTTCGAGTCTGCACCCGATCCCGGCCAGTAGTTCGAGAAGACTTTTTCACCGGTGACAGACGAGACGTACTCGCAGCCCCAGAAAACACCAAGCAACCCTACAGTGCCACCTGCTGCCGCACCAACGATGTCAATGACACCAGCTGCGAGCGGAATAACAGGAGAACCCTGATAGATTGCATTCGTGTTCGTGGAGGCAATGCGATACTCGGTGACACCGGTACTGTTGGTATTCTGACCCACCTTTCCGATGGGACGAAGACCAAAGGCACCATTGATGTTAGCCATAGTAAGGCTCCTTCAGTTTCAATTATTCGGCGTCCCTTGCGCGACCACCGAATGAGACACGACTGCTCCGATTACGAGTAATCGGCATCGAAGGATGTTCATCCTTCATCAGGTCCTGATCCACAGCTTGCATCTGTTCGCGGGTCCGGCTCCCGTAATACGCGGATCGTTCTTGCGCTGTTTCTTCAGGTATACGGCACAGCATCAGACCACCATTCCCGATCACACCCGCATATCGACCTTCGTCGATCGTAGGTGCCTCAAATTCCGGATACTCATCGGCGCGGACGGGTTCCCATCCTTCACGAAGTTTGGAGTGGACGTTGATCTTGTCCTCCTCACCACGCATTGCGACTCGAATCCAACGATGCACATAGCCGGCGGGCGGCTTGGGAGCATCAAGGCGGCTGGGCGGTGCCCATGGTTTGCGACGTTGTTCTTTGTCGCGGGTATTAGCGGCTCGGGTTGTTCTGTCAGTCATCTTAATCAATCCTTCACGTATTTCGCATATTCCTCGAGAGGAACATTCAGCTTCTTCGCGATGGCAATCTGCGACGGTGACAGTTTTACCGACCGGCGCCCCTGTTTTGTAGTGCGAGACGCTGAAGACCCAGCAGAGGCGACCTGTGTCTTCTTGCTCGATTTTTGTCCGGCGAACTTATTCGGGAACTCCGAACGCATACGCCGATCAATCTCATTGTAATACTCATCGCTCTGCGGGTCAAAACCTTCTTCTTCGACCAGTTTTCGATGAATCCCAAAAGCCGCATAGGTCATGACTTCATCCTGACCAAACCACTCGTTCTTCTCCGCCCACGTTTGTGCGCGCGGGTCAGGCTTTGGTTGCTGCGGCTGTTGGTATTGCGGCTGCTGATATTGCTGCTGCTGCTGCTGCTGCTGCTGCGGCGCCGGCTGTTGCTGCGCTGCGCGACGCTTAGCAAGATCGTAACGATCTTTTTCAGTCGTCACCCTAGCGAGCGTTTCTTGGGCTTCGATCATGGCGTCTGTGTCGCCAGATTCATAGGCTTCTTTGTATGCGCGTCGCGCGGCCGCAATCTGCGTCTCAATGCGAGTGCCATACTCATTCAGATAGCCGCTATCCAGCTTCTGCATGCGACCTTTAAGGTGCTGATTTTCCTGCAGAAGCTGTTGTGCGACACGCGTCGCCTCTTCCTGCTGGCGCTCAGCCTCGCGGTACTTCTGCGTAAGGTTTTTGATACGCTTCTGTACGTTGGCGCTATAGTCGCTTAAATCGTCTTCGCCGCTTTCAACGCGCTCAGCGGCTTTCGCCACCTCAGCATCTGATGTCTGTTCAGATTTGTCGTTAGCAGGCGCATCATCGTCAAGAATGATTTCTTGACCTTCGTCTTCTTCAGCCATGTCGGCCTCCTCAAACTGATTTGATGTCCTGTGGATCAAGAATGGTCGCGATCACCTCATCATCGTTGATGATACGAACTTCACCGCCATCAATCTTGAACCGAGAGCCTGCATATCGACCAATGCAGACCCATTGCCCCTCCTCGCACCAAGGCGCACTATCGGGTCCGAACTTGTCCGGGTCCTTATACGCCAACGGTCCAATCTTGAGCACGTAAGCAACAACCGTAGCTACTGCTTCACGATCCCGAACTTCGTCCGGAATATGCAAGCCCCCGGATGTCTTGGCGACACCCTGAAACGGCATGACCAAAATCCGCCAACCCGAAGGCTGCGGAAGTCGATTAACCAAACTTTTCTCAATGAGACTCGGGTCTAAAACCCGATCCGAAGCCGAAACATACGCCTTTTCAGCAGATGCCGGCTTAATTGACATGTCACCCAGACTCGTCAAATCCATCTTCGTGGTTCTCCAGCAGGGCCCTCATTTCATCCCTCGCAAAGGAAAGACCCTGTATTTCCCCCACGATCATCTTGTACTGTTCCCAATCTTTCGGACCGCCAGTAGCAAGATTCTGAACAAGATCATTTTCCCGTTCTCGGAGAACCTTGTAAACATGTTTTGCGAAATCAACAACATCCATTACATATTATCTCTGTAAGTCTCTTCGGAATCGGAAGTCATCGGACCACCTTCGACCCAATCATCACAGGTATATGCTGACTCGCAGACGAATTTGTGAATCTGACAATACCCGAGATCGCCAGACTCATCGCCAATGCACTCAAGGATATCTTCTGTTTGGTTGTACGCCTTGCAGTTACCGCACACCTCGCTCAAACGAAACGCACCGCCATCCGCCGGGTCACGATAACCGGCGTTCTCAACTGCGGCCTCTTTGTTTTCCTCGTTCAAGTCAGCGTCTTGCGTCGGTAGCGGACAGCTGTTGCCGTTATCGTCGTCATCGTACTGATCAACCGGGATGAGGTCTGGCAAAATGCTGATCTGTATCGTTGGCATCACTGATTCCTCCGCATAGCCATTTGAGCCTGCATCATTATGCGCTCGCGATTAACTGCGTTTCGATCTTGCGCAATCTCTTCTTGCAAGTCCATGCGCGCTGCCTCCGCCGCTGCTTTTTGCTGCAGCTTCTGTTCTTCAAGAGCAAGTTTCTGCGCGTCAACTTGCGCATCCATCATGTTCTCTTGTTGTTTTGTTTGAACTTCAGCCTGTCGAATCTGAACAAGTGGATCGGCCATTGGGTTAGGTGCGGGTGGGCTTAGTTCTGGAACAAGTTTCTCCAGAATCTGAGACTGCAACAAAGCCACATACGCATTCATTTCCTGCGGATTTTGCATGGTCTGTTGAACCGCCATAATCTGCTGTTGTGCGTCCTGCGGATCAACAGCACCTGTTTGTATAGCAAGTTGCATCTGCTGAATTTGCTGCTGAACTCCGGACATAGCCTGCTCTCGCGCAAGGAACGCAACATGCTCTTGTATGTGCGCTTGAAGAGCCGTCATTGCGATGGGATTGTTCTGAACAAACGCAGATTTCAAGAACGTGACATGCGCCTTGATGTGGGCGTCATGATTTTGATCAGGGAACGCTTGCAAAGTGGTTCCGACAACTGCACGGCCGTTCTCCATTGCTGGGTCCATTGGCTGAGGTTCTTGCGGCGGCGGAAGTATTTCCTCAATGTTCTGAATCTCCAGAGCTTGATACATACGTTTGTACGCCTCATGGAGATTGTGCATCTGCGGGTTGCTCTGGGCAAGTTTCAATTGCTCCTGAGCAAGCGCCACGCGCTGCGCCATCGAGAAGATATTCGGATCACTGACCGGAAGGATATCAACACGACCGTCGAAGTCCTGCTGCAGGATCTGCTGCGGCGCCCCGTTAGGCAACTGATAGGGGTACGCCTGTACGTTTTCCTGTACAATACGCGCCAGAATACGGAACTCTTTCTTCTGCGCGTAGTGCAACCGCTTATGGATCGCGGACATGACCTTCATGCCACGCTCTAAGAGCGCCACAGTCGTTCCCACAGGTGCTTCCTGACCCATGTTGGAGGCCTGTTGGTCTGCCACAGACACGAAGCGTCGGCCGCCCTCCACAAGCGCTCCGAGCAACTGTGCCAACGTTGCCGATGGTTCCTTGTACGGTAGCGGCATGATCGACTCGCGGATCGCCCCGCCCGGAGCGTCAATATCACGCCACTCGCCCGGCTGAATCGGCTCATCCGCGTTACGAACGCGAATACCGCGTGCTTTGAAGCCGCCCGGCAAATTGGACAACGTGCCAGCGTCAATCAACTGACGCAGGATACTGGTAGCAGCGCGCCCCAGCCCGCCGATCATATGCGTCAAACCAAAGCCGTAGAAACCGAGGCCCGGCATAAATTTGTAATGCACAAAATACGGTATCGCTTTGCGCAACGGGTCCTCTTGGCGATAGTTACGCCGAATGCCCAGTATGGTCTGGCTGTCCTTGTCGAGAGTGACAATGTACGGGAGCTTCAGGCCGGTAATCTCACCATTGACGTCTGTGTCTTCAAAACCCTCAATATCCAACTCAACGTGCATCTCGAGCAACGTCCGAACATCGTCGGAGAAACTCTTAGTAACACCTTGGATCTCGCTTACCTTGTCATCGACCTCGTCCTCATCGCCAATACCACCAATGGGAAGATCAACATCGCGATAGAAACCACCAAGCTGTTGCTTGAGAATTTCGTTGTCAGTCATCTTCAGCACGTGCGTAATGCGCGGCGTCGTGATCAAATCAGTCGCTGAGTACGGAACAACAACGTCCTGCGCCGGGATGAACTTAGACACCGGACGGCCGAGAATATTGTCAAAGTAAATCTTCTTGAACGTAGACCCTGACAGCGGAAGATAGAACAGGAGTTGATCCATATCCGGATCAAACTCTTCCATCTCCTCAGTAACGAGGTAGTTCATGTAGTGCTTAACACGCGCCGCCTGCGCCTCAGTTTCTTGGTTCTGAAGCCCCGCGATACGTGTTTGAACTGGCCCGCCAGACGGGAGGAGTTCTTTGTACGCCTGCGCTTGGAACTGGACAACCGACTCGGACACCAGTGGATGTGTCACCGCAGAGGCACCCTCAAACGGCTCTGTGCGCTCGTCTTCCATCTTAGCGCCTAAGAGCTCGAGACCTTTGACGTAGGTGTTCTCCCAGTCAGACCGAGACTCAAGGTCCTCCTCATACGAAGCGACCAACTCGCTGGCCAACTCACCCAGCACTGAGTCATCCAGATACTCAGCCAAGTTGTCCTCGAACGCGATCATCTCAGCGCCGGCCGCAGCCTCAGCCTCTGCCGCTTCGATCATGGATCGCACTATCGCCGAGCCGTCTTCTTGCTCGGTGACTTCGGCCCCACCCTCAAAATCTACAGGCTCTTCAACCATCACCTCCTGTGTACCGAGAAGAGGGTCGACTGGGGTCGCACTCAAAGGCGCGTCAACCATAGAACCTTGAAAGCGCGGCGGTAAGGCCATCAGTAATACTCCCGTTTACGAGGTATGAACTCTTCTTCGTCATCCTCATCTACATGTAGCGATATCAGACCGCCTTGTCTAAACCGCATCAAAGCCAGCGTCATGGAGTCGACGTAATCGTCGTGATCCCCAGCGGGGAAAGACGCAACTTCCTCAATGACCTCATCGGCAAACCGCTTGTTTTCCGGTGCCCATACTACACCAGATTCAAATAAAGGGGAAACCAAATGCATTCTGGTCGTTTTGTCGACACCCCCGCCCCCGGCCTTACGCCCCGGAGAAAACCCAACAGCAGGGATTCCGCGCTTGCGTAACTCGTCAATCAGCGGACGACCGCTGGCTTTAGCTTCGACGATCACCATGTCCGGCTCCCAGTAATCGTGCTCACTGAACGCGATCTCTTTTAACTCCGGAAAGTTCCACCGCCCTCGTCTAGCATCCATCAACAT